ATAAATATGACTCAATGGAAATTAACTTATTTACACCAGATGAGCTTACCTCACAGACTGAATTCATCTACCTTTACATTGGATTTACCAGAGTTCGTACTAGCGACACTACACTACCAGCAATCATCAGAGCGGCGGGAATGCCAGGTGGTATTGGTCACACTTGGGTAAGTAAGAGATTTCCAAAAGCGGCTCCATATGGGACGGTAATTAGAGGAAAGAGTGGTAATCTTAGAGTTTATGTTCATGCCACCTTAGCAGATAATCCTCATATTGACCCTGGATATAAACAATCTCTCGAAGAATTACATGAAGCAGAAAAAAGAGCAAAACTCTATGGAGATTGGGACTCCTATCTTGGTCAGGTATTCGATGAGTTTAGAGATAGGCAGTATCCAGATGAACCAGAGAATGCACTTCATGTAATACCAGAATTTCAAATCCCTGACTGGTGGCCTAGAATAGTTGTTGGTGATTGGGGATTTGCCGCAATGACTTACGTTGCATTTGCGGCGATTAGTCCTCAGCGGCGAGTTTATATTTATCGAGAACTTTATTGGACTAAGACTAAGATTGAAGAGTGGGCACCATTTGTTAAAGAGTTTATTGAATTAGAAAATCCAAGACTTATTAAATTTTGTAAATCTGCTGGAAAAGAACTAGGACAAGAGCATACTATTCAAGAACAGATTTCAAATGCTCTTGGTAGACCAGTTGAGTTAACTGCAAATTCGGCTGGTTCTCGTGTAGCTGGTAAACAGTTAGTCCACGAGTATCTTAGGTGGAAGCCAAAACATGCTTTCCTAAAGCAAAGAACTACAGTATACAGCGAAGAAACTGCAATGTGGATTCTTCGCAATCGAGGAATGAAGGATTATAAGAGTTATCTTGATTCATTCAGTGACCCTGAACCAGAGAATAATATACCAAAACTTCAAATATTTGATAGCTGTAGGGTAATGATTGAAGCTATCAAAGCGTGCTCTTATGATAAAAAGAATGTTGAGGATATTGCACAATTTGAAGGTGATGACCCTATTGACACTGTACGTTATCTATGTGACGCTGCTGAAAACTACCTCGAAACTGCTGAGGGAGAATTCAAAATCGTTCAGAAACGTGAACAGTTAGTAGCAAAATTAAATGCTAGTCGAGACTGGACTGCATTTTACCGTAATATGAATATTCTAGAAGAGAATAAGAATAAACCAGTTAGAATGTTCCATCGCCGCTCCCGAAGGATAGCATAATGCCAACAGAACTAATCTCCATCGGAGTCGTTACTCCATTAACTCAGAACGTAGCTTATGCTTTACCAGCATCACGATGTCTGTTGATGTGTGATACAGCTGCTGCTACATTCTTGCAATCTCTAACACAGGCTTTTACTGCATCTGTAGCACTAACTCCTGATGCAAATGAACAGATTGAAGTAGCCGGTGGATTTATTAAATGTACTTCAGCCGGTCCTACTAATATAATTTTGAAGAAGGCATAATGTTTTACTGGCGTTGGCTTCATCACCTACTAAATCCTCACTGCCAACAGTGTCAGGATGAAGCTATTGAGACTAAAGTATGCACGTCATGTGAGACGTTAAAGATGCAATTGGCAATAGTTAACAGTGAAAAAAGCCAAATGCTAAATTCTATTCTATCTTTCACAAAACCGGCTGAGAATCAATCATCATCTCCTATTGATTATGAGAAGGTAAAACCAAAGATGATGACTTGGAATGTGCGAAGGCAAATGCTGGAAGCTGAAGATAGAAAATCTGCTCAAATTCTAGCTGAGCAAAAGAGAAAAGAGTCCATCGAAAAGCTAGAACAGGAAACTGGTATTGATGAGGGAGTGAAGTCAAATGCTTAATCCGTCAGGTGGACTGCTTAAAAAAGTATTCAGCCCAAAGACAGCACTTAAGCCATTTAAGGCTGTACATAAAGCATTGGGGCCAAAGAAAGTATTTGGGGCATTGAAGCCACGTAACCCAATTAAAGCTATTGGTAGTATATTTGGTGGTGGTAAAAAGAAAGCGACTCAGCCTCAGCCAGCCCCCGCCGCTCCTGCTAGAATGAGAGCTAATAAAGCAGCAGAAGGAGATTATTAGTTATGCACAAATCATCTATTGAACCATCTTTCATGCGGGGTGGCAGAACAAGACGGCAAGAGAAACCAACTGGTCAAACTGCTTCCGAAACTGCTGGAGAAGGTGCAGCTAGATTAGGCAGATTTGGTGGAGTTCTTGGAGATAAGAAGAAGGGTGAAGATGTAGTTGCCCGAATCCAGAACTATGCTAAGTCTGAGAATGAACGTAAAAAGAAAGAGGAAGAGGAAAAGAAGAAAGCGGCAGGGACTAAAAGTACTGCTCCATCAAGAGGATTCTTTGGTAAGATGATGGATAAGTATGTGTATGGTAAAAAGGAGGAGCAATGAATTTTCTTCTAGCTCTTTTATTTGTCCCAATCGGAATGCAGATTGACCCATGCACAACTGCACAACCACCCTTTACTGTCAATAGTGGAGCACCATTTACCATTGCATGGCTAATGGATGCAATGGTTCCTGCAAGTCCTACTGACCCCACTCTTGTCCCCCAAAGAATTGATGGATACTATTTACAAATTGATTCTACGCCTCGCGTTAGATTGTCTGGTGTAATAATTGGTTTACCATGTGTTGGTGGACCTAATCTAGGTAAAATTCCTTTTACTTATCGAACAACATCTGGAGTATCTCGTGGAAGTCATTTAGCTCAGTTACTTGCATACAATTATATATTAGATGTGAATGGCAATCCTACTACAACGGAGCAGGAAGGACCAGCGGTAACTGTCCCTTTCGCCGCCGTTGATTTAACACATACAGGTCCACCCAGGATACCGGCGAATGTTATTATTCGTCGTTAGCAAGGATTAGAGATAGATGGATTCAACTCTAGTCACAACCATAATTACTGGAACAGTTACGATTATTGGTGCTATTGTTGTTGGTATAGTAACAATAATTAGGGCAATTCATGAAACTAAGAAAGCTGTTGATGTAGTTAAAGATACTAATATAAGACAAGATGCTAAACTTGATAATATAACTATTCTTGTAAATGGTCGTTATACAGAAGTTCTCAAGGAATTGGCAAGTTTAAGGCAAATAATTGCGACCACATCAGGACTTAAACGTGACCAGGATAAGGCTGATGCAGCACGAGCTTTAGCAGACGACCAATCTAGTCGTGAATCACAGGGATGAACGATGCCAGCTAAAAGTAAAGCTCAATATAGATATATGCAGATGATGGCACATAATCCTGAGAAGAAGAGAACTAAAGGTATTGGACCATCACCTGAAATAGCTAGAGAATTTATAGAGAAAACTTCAGCAAAAAAACGTAAGGGGTTTTCTAGAAGGTGAGGAGAGAATGTCAGCATTACTCTGGCGTGTAATCATAGCCGTAATTTGTGTAGTTGCTATATTTACTCTTTTGCCTCCTGTGCTTCGTGTCTTCGGACTTGAAGCTAGTGGTGATATGATAACTATTATTAGAGTTTGTGTTGGTTTCATTGCCCTTCTATACATTGTTAGAGGTCCAAATCTACCATTTCCTAGTTAATTAAGATGAAAGTCGATAAGAAAGTACAAGATTTACTCAAGCAGGTTGCTGACCATTTCGACCAAGAGGATAGAGCTGTTCGTGAGCGTCAGTTAAGAGATTATAGACGGCTCAAATTACTCTGGGAGGGCTTCTCAAGAATTTGGTATTCTGAAGTTGCTCATGACTGGAGAATCTGGGATGAGAATATAATCAATGCAGATACTGACCAAGAATTCTATGATAAGCCAATCAATGTATTTAGGGCTTATTTGGAAAGTATTATTGCTGCTCTTTCTATTACTGTTCCTGGAATTAAGTGCTATCCAGATGATGCAGAAAATCCACTGGACACAACTACAGCCAAGGCAGGTGATAAAATTGCTTTGCTGATTTCTAGGCATAATAATGTTTCATTACTGTGGCTACATGCACTCTATATCATTTGTACTGAAGGGATGGTAGCCTGTTACTCATATCCTAAAGAAGATGAGAAGTATGGTACTTATGAAGAAGATAAAACTGAAGAGCAGGAAGAAGAAGCCTACGTTTGTCCATTTTGTAATGCTAGATTAGCTGATGAGATACTCACAAATAGATTAACGGACGAATTTCAGCCTGGTGATGAACTCATTCCATTACATGATGCAATTATAAACCAAGGAATGAAATTGTGTCCTGAATGTGCTTCACTGTTAGACCCTGGCTTACAAAAGTCTAAATTAACTGTAACAAGAATAGTTGGAACTACAACTAAAGCAAAATCTAGAATCTGTATGGAATGTTATGGTGGTCTATATGTTAAAGTACCTAATTATGCAATGAGGCAAGCAGATATTCCATATTTAATGTTCTCTTATGAAACACATTATTCCAATGTATTAGATAGATATTCTGATTTGAGAGGAACTCTCTTTGCTGAAGGTAAAGTTGGTGCATCTGCTGGTGGAATGTATGACCCTTACGAGCAGTGGGCTAGACTTTCAACGCAGTATAGAGGAGAATATCCTCTAAATAATGTAACTGTTCGTAATTGTTGGCTAAGACCTTCCTCATTTAATATTTTACAGGAAGAGGATGCCAAATTACTAAAGAAGAATTATCCAGATGGAGCTAAAATTGTACTAGTTAACGATTGTTATGCTGATAGTTGTAATGAGAATTTAGATGATTGCTGGACAATCATGTCAGACCCAATGGCTGATTACATTCATAAGAGGCCAATGGGTTCTCTGCTAGTTAATGTTCAGGAAATCACAAGTGATATTATTAGTTTGGCATTGCAAACTATTGAACATGGTATCTCACAGACATTTGCTGACCCTAGTGTCCTAAATTTCGAGCAGTATAGGCAGACTGAGGTATTGCCAGGTGGCGTTTATCCTGCCGTTGCTAAGACGGGTAAGGCTGTTTCAGATGGCTTCTTTGAGACTAGGACAGCTACACTTAGTCAGGAAGTATTACCTTTCTTCCAACAAATTCAAGTACTCGGACAAACAGCATCTGGCGCATTGCCTAGCTTGTTTGGCGGCCAAATCGAAGGCTCTAAGACAGCTTCGGAATATTCAATGAGTCGTGCCCAAGCTCTGCAAAGATTGCAGAATACTTGGAAGATGCTAACAATGTGGTGGAAAGATATTTATGGCAAAGTTATTCCAATGTATATTCAGGAGTTGAAAGAGGATGAGCGTTCTGTCGAGCAGGATGAGAAGGGTAACTTCATTAATGTATTTGTTAGAATTGCTGAATTAGAAGGTAAAATTGGTAGAATCGAACTAGAAGCAAATGAGAATCTACCAGTTACATGGTCACAGCGTAAAGATACTTATATGAAGTTGCTAGAAGCTCAGAATCCAGCGATTCTAGAAGCTCTCACTTCACCAGAGAATATTAAGAATCTAGCTGAGGCTATTGGTCTTGATGATTTTGTTGTTCCTGGTCAAGCTGATGTAGAGAAACAATACGAAGAAATTAGGTTGTTGATTAATTCTGAACCAATTGAACAGCCTCCATCTGATGAAGAGTTGTTAATGGCTGTTGAACAAGGTGCTACACCTGAGCAACTTGCACAAGTTCCGCCAACCCAAGTACCATCAATAGAAATTGATTATGATTTGGATAATCACCAAATTGAAGCTGATATTTGCAGAGGTTATTTAGTCTCTGCCGCTGGTAGACTTCTAAAAGCTGAGAATCCGGCTGGATATCAGAATGTATTGTTGCATATGAAAGCCCATCTTGAAGCCATCAAGCAAAAGATGATGGAAGAGATGGAAATGCAAATGATGAGTCAGCAGGCGGGCGGAGTTCAAGCAGAGCAACCACCAGGTTCTAATCAACCATTATCGGAGAATGAAAATGTCGCCACAGAATCCTGATACACCAAGTGCTGGCGGAACGGCAATTGAAGATAAGGCTCTTGACAAAGAGTCTGTCATTGAGTTGCTTGGTGAAGATGAAAAAGAACCAGAAACTCTTGAACTGGAAGAGACTGCTAAGAAAGATAAGCCAAAAAAGGCTGAAGGAGACAAGGAAACTTCTGAAGAGGAAAAGGAAGAGGAGCTTACTCTTGAGGATGAACTTGAGGAAGAACTTGAAGAACCAGATGAGGAAAAGCTAGAATTAATTGAAGCTCCTAGCAGAAAAGAAATTCTAGCTGCTTATCCTGACCTATTTAAGAAGTTTCCTCAGCTTGAGAAGTCTATTTATAGAGAGAAGGCATATTCTGAGCTTCTGCCTACAATTGCAGATGCTAAACTTGCCGTTGAAAAGGCTGACTTATTAGATAAGTATGATAGTGAAATTATGAGTGGTTCGACAGAATCCTTACTTGCGGCTGTTAAAGATGGTGATAGAGAAGCATTTGCTAAAGTTGTTGATAATTATCTTCCAACCCTATTTAAAGTTGACCAGCACTCATATTATCATACGATTGGCAATGTTATTAAGCATACTATCGTCTCGATGGTCAGGGATGGTAAAGAGCAAGATAGTGAAGAACTCTCAACAGCGGCGGCTGTTCTTAATCAATATATATTTGGAACTACTAAGTTTACACATCCTACGAATCTCTCACAGGATGATGTTCAAGATGATGGTTCTAAAGAAAAGGAACAAGAAATCTCTCGCCGGGAAAGAGAGTTTGTTGAGAGGCAGTTTAATACTGCTAAGGACGATTTAGGTTCTAAGGTAGATAACATTCTAAAAGCTAGCGTAGATAAGGTTATTGACCCTAATGAGTCAATGACTGATTACGTTAAAAGGAATGCTTCTCGTGAAGTTCTTGAGGGATTAGAAGATTTAATTTCAAGAGATAATAGATTTCGAATTATTTATGATAAGCTCTGGGAGAGAGCTTTCGAGAGTGATTTTGACAAAGAGTCTATGGACAGAATTAAATCTGCCTACTTGTCCAAGGCTAAGACTCTTCTACCCATACTTATCAAGAGAGCAAGAAACGAAGCATTGAAAGGACTTAATAGAAAAGCAAGTGACGATAGTGGTAAAGATAAGAGAGGACCGCTGCCTGTTGGCAAAACTAGGTCATCCACGACCCTCGCTAGTGGAAAGTCCAACAACAGCAATTCTAAATCGGTTCCAAGAGGTATGACAACTCTGGAATTTCTTAATCAAGACGACTAAGCGAGGAAGATAAATGGCACTTGTTGAATCTCAGGTAACTGCACTTGAGCTTGAACGAGTTATCCCTAAGATTCGTACTCTGTTTGAGAGGGATGACAAGTTCTTTGCTAATATTAAGAAGCGCGATGTAGAGAAAATCTCTAATCGCCAGATGAGAGTTCCATTGGAGCTACGTCCTGGTGGCTCTTTCCAGTATTTCAATCCTGATGGTGGCGACCTTGGTCGTGGTGGTGGTCCTACCTTTGATAAGGCTGTTCTTACTAGCGTATTCGTTAGTGAGAATATCGAATATACCAAACTAGCTCAGTGGGCAACTGATGATGATAGAAAGTCTATTGTCAATGGTGTCCGTAGACTAACAGCAACTGCATTAGATGAGCTGCGTCGTCAGTTGGATGCTCAGATGATGCAAGCCGGTGATGGTGTCATCGGTGTTGTAACTACTGATACTCCTGCTGGTGGCTCAAATGTTATTACCCTTACTACAGATGGGTTTGGTGCAAGGTTGATGAGATTTGGACAGACTGTTCAAGTCTTCGATACAACTCTTGCAACTCTCAGAGGTAGTGGTGTCATTACTCTCTGGGACGTTGAAAACAAAACCATCAATATCACACCTCAGATTGCAGGTGTGGTTGCTACTGATAAGATTGTTACCAATGGTATCACAACTCCTACCTCGCTTCCTGCGCTGTATGGTGTTCCTTACCATCATTCAAATGCTAGCACTGGCACATGGCTTGGATTTAGCAGAGCAACTACTCCTGAGATTCGTGCAAACAGGGTAAATGCTGCTTCTGCTTCATTGACATTACCACTGCCAAGACTAGCTATTAACAAGATTGGCAATCGTGTCGGTCTTGATAATGACTTCTCTCCTAATGCCTGGATGCACCCTGCTCAGAAACAGGCTTATGAGGAGATTGGTCAGCTTGTAAGCATCATTAATAAGGCTCCTAGAGAAGAGAGTCTGAATATGTATTTCGATGGTATGACTTTGGCTGGTTCTCCGGTCAAGGTATCATACAATTGGGATAAGACACGTATTGATTTCGTTACCGACAGTGTATGGGGCCGTGGTGAAATTCTGCCAATTGGCTTCTATACCACTGATGGACGTAATATCTTTGAAATTCGTGGAGCATCTGGTGGTGTGGCAACGGCTGAAATTTTCTACATGGTCGTAGGAATGCAGACGTTTGTTAACAATCCTGCTGGTTGCTCATTTATTGATACACTAGCCGTCCCATCGGGGTACTAACATGCCAGCTACAATTACAATCACCGGCACTGCTGGACCAGGTAGAACTGTTGCAGCAGCCGTATTTAATGATGTCACAGAATTTACGATTAATGCAGATAAAAATATGATTACTCTGGTCCAGGGTAGTGTCACGTTATCACCAATCAGTGTAGCCGCTGCCGCCACGGTAACTGCTACAAAGAGTGGTAATACATGGACACTAACGATTAGCTAACATGCCAAGCACAGCAACCGTTACTGGTAAAGTTGGACCTGACAGGACAATGACTGCTCAGGTATTCAACAATGTTACATTCTTCTCTATCAGTACTGATAAAGAACTGCTAGAGATTGACTATACAGACGCTAATGGGCCACGAAAATCTCAAGTGGACATTGCTGCTGCAACTACTATCCTATGCACCGTTAGCGGTGCTAATTATACACTAACAATTAGCTAAGGAATCGAGGGGGTGGAGGAATGATTCCTGGAGTCCAAAGTAAAGCGTCAGAATCATTAGTTGCATCTGCTGATGTTATCAATGTTAAAACGGATATGGTTCGT